CGTTTGTCTGAAGTGATTACAGCAATTAATGCTGTAAAAAATGCTATTGCCAATAATGAGACTCCTGAGAAGGTTGATCAATTAAGGATTGAAGTTTCTCAAAAGATCACTACTCAGACTGCTGAGCTTTCTGAAGTTAGTGATAGTAATACTGCTGAGCTTGTTGAGTCTTTAAAGAAAATCGAGCTTAAAATATCTGAAGATGGTGATTACACAGATTTATTAACAGAAGTTAAAAAGAATACTAAAGATGTCTCTTGTGCTTTGAATCCTAATGGTTCGGGGTGTTCTTCTAAATTCATTATTAACGATCCTGACGTTGCTGAGCTGTCGACTGTTATTGTGGAAGGTATTACGGACTCAGGAATTTATACCGCTCTTAGTGAGTTCAAAGATATTTCTATTAACGTTACTTCAGATTGTCCTTCTACCTTCCGTTTTCAATTGAGTTTTATTGGTACCTATACCATTGATGTATGTGCAATATTTCAGCCTATTGTCCCTTTGATTCGTGCGTTATTTATTGCTTTTTGGGGCTTGGTTTCTTTCAGGGCATTAACAGATGCTTAGCTTTGACTAAGTAATATTATTAATGGAGTTTTAAACGTGATTGATTCAATTCTTGAAGCGTTACGCCAGTTTACAAACTGGTTTCTTTCTTTGTTTGTAGATTTTTTTGTTTTCTTAATGAATTTGATTCCTGTTCCTCCTTTTGTTGAACAGGCTAAGCAAGCTATTTCTACGTTTGGAGATATAGCAGGTTATCCACTCTACCTGATCGCCTTCGATGTTGGTTTTCCAATGGTGGTGTCTGCGGTGCTGCTGAAATTCTTAATTCGTCGCCTTCCTTTCATTGGATAACTGTTATGTCAATTCAAGCGTATTTCGGTATGACCGGATCGGGTAAAAGCTACAATGCTGTGGCTAATATCTTAGTACCGGCTCTTAAAGATAATCGAACTGTTGTAACTAACTTACCTCTAAGAAAGTCGGCTCTATTTGAAGATATAGATTTAGGGAATGTTATTAGTCTTCCCTCTGATATGAACTCAGCTAATGTTCATCAGTATTTAAGAATTGATTTGTTTCCTCCCGGTTGTGTCTTCATTCTTGATGAGTGCTTTTCTTTGTTTCCTTCGGGCCAAAAAGCGAACAACGTACCAACCAGTTTAAAAGAATTTTATTCAATGCATCGCCATGTAGTTGGCTCTGATAACAAGGCATCTGATATTTATATTCTTGCTCAAAACATAGGTCAATTAGCAGCATGGATACGGGACATGGTTCAAAGCATGGTTATTCATACTGACTTGGCGCCAACGGGGTTAAAGGATCAGTATCGCTGTGACTTTTACCAATTCGAATTGCATGGCACTCGCAATAAAGAAAAATTTATTCAATCAAGTATCGGAACGATCAAAAAGCCTTACATCAATTACTATATTAGTAATTCCAAGACAGAAGCGGGGCAGAATGGTGATGTACTCGAGAATGTTATTGATAAACGTACTGGCTTGGGTGGTGCTCATAAAAAGAATTTAATTACTGCAGCTATTTTGTTTTTAATAACGATTTGTCTTCTTGGTTATAGCGCTTTTTCTTTTATGTCAGATGATGAATCTGAATCTTCATTACCAGGAGAAAAGATTGATACTTCGTTGCCAGGGAAAGAAATTGATTCTTTATTGCCAGTGAAAGAAGTGCCTTCTGGTAGTTCGTTAAAATCTTCTACTGATTTTCCAATTGCACGTTATGTAAAACCTGTTTTTCAGAAGCTGCCTGCATCTGATGATTGGCGTTTAACAGGGATTATTAAAGGTCTTAGGCATAAGGTGGCCATTCTTCGTTCTCAAGACGCTACGGTCCAAATAGACCTACTGAGCAATTGTTTTTACAGTAAGGATCTAAGTGATTGGGCGTGTTGGTTTCAAGATGAGCTTGTTGCGTATCACACTGGACCAAATTTTGAGTTCTCTAGTGACTCCTCAGATGATGTAGGTGATCTTTTACCTACCTTTGGGCTTTAGTTGTGATTCTAATTATTTCTTCTTCTGTGTCCTTACAGAGCGTTCTGCAGATTTTCTTTTACAAGTGCTTATTTTGCGCAATGCGAGCCTGCGACCATGCGCAAATAAGTTCTTGTAACACTTATATTAAAAGGGGGGTGGAATGTTCTATGACCCTTATAACTTCACTAAATGGATTTTTAAAATATGCGTCATGAAAATAAAACAATGAAACGTATTGGGGAAACTTTTGAGAGTCAAAATTCGACGGTTAGTTATGACCTTTCTGACCTTCGTTTTTTACATTGTGGTGTCGATACGCTTAAACAGCTTTATGATTGCACTCCTAAACCTGAGGTTTTAGAAAAGCTAGCTTCTCATTTTGATGATAAAACTACGGATACGGTATTTTTTGAAGAATATGCGTTTAAATTTTCTCGTGCGGGTAAGTCTTCTGGTTACCAATATATTCTTAAAAATTTGGAATTAGGTTTTACTGTTTTGCTTAAAGGGTTTTATACTGAAGCTGATGTTCATGGTTCTCATTTAAAAATAGAAGTTAGTCCTGAGTCCATTGATCGTTATGGGCTTAAATCGCTTTCTAACCAGCTTAGAACTGTTGCTTCATTGTTTGCTGATACTTTGATGGCTTCGGGTGTTTCGTGTCACTTAGCGCTTGATATGAAAGGTTTAGAGCTTCCTGTTGATTTCGAGTCCAAGTTAGTTTGTCGTGCCAAAAGGCAAGTTAAATACAGCGGTATTGAATCGGCTACTTATGATGCTAAAGGCGCTGCTGTCATTTATGGACGTGATGAGTCTTTTACTTTTGGATCGGCTTCCGGTCTTCAGATGTCTGTCTATGATAAGTCTGAAGAAATGTATGCGAGTGGAAAGGTTGATTTTGTTGAAGAGTTGCTTTCACGCACTCCATCTGTGGAAGATCCTAGTAAACCAGAGTATAAAAATGGTGATAAAATTCATCGTTTAGAGTTTCGTTTTTCTCATCGCATCATTCGTGAATTCGAGAATGGTAATCTTCAGAAAACTGGTGAACTAATTTGTATTAAAGAAGCTAGGGATTTGGTCAGGCATCTTAAAGGGCTTTGGTTATATGCTCTTAATAATTTTCGTTTACAGCATTCGACGACCTATATACATCCTGTTTGGCAAAAAATTGCTGAAGATGTTGAATGGTGTGATATTCATCCTGAGTTTGTTTATGCGCGTGCTCAGAAGGTTACTCAAACTGGAACTAGTAAACGTAATGTTGCTATGTATATGGGTAATTATTTAAAGCTAGCGGCTCGAAAGGGCCTAACTTCAAAACATGCAACAAACCACATTTTAAATTCAGGTCTTGATAGTGATTTAGCTCAGTATTTTGGTCTTTTGTTATTTGGTAATGAAACTGAATTAGAGATGATGCTTTATGAATTTGTAGATCAAAAATTGCTTACTCATCGCCTTAATGGTGTTGGTGAGAATCAGTCGATTATTCAGGCTCCGTTCTAATGGTTGTTAAAGCTCGAGTTGATGGTAAGTATGATGTTGATCTGACTCTAGGTGGTCGCTCTGGTAAGCGAATTAGAGAGAAAGGTTTTTTATCTAAAGAAATGGCTAGGGCTCGTGAGGCTGAGTTAAATCATTTTTATTATTCGACGTCTGTCGGTTCTGATATTCAAACTTTGCAAGAATTCATAGATCTTTGGTATAAGCTGCATGGCCATACGTTAAAGGATAAGTATCGTATATCTAGGTTAAATGCTATGTGCGTATCGTTAGGTAGTCCCACACTTTCGGTATTCAATGCGGCTATGTTTGCTGATTATCGAGTTAGAAGGGTTCAAGAGGTAAGCACTGCCACTGTTAATCATGAGCTTCGTTATCTTCGTGCTGTTTTTAATGAAATGATCCGTCTTGGTTATTATCACTCGGATAATCCTTTATCTCAGATAAGAAGCTTTAGAGTTAAACAAATGGAATTGGGTTATTTAGATGATAGTCAAATAAGGCTTTTACTTGATCAGTGTGGGGAGTCTTCTAATCCTCATTTGTTAACTGTTACTAAAATCTGCCTTTCTACAGGTTGTCGATTTGGTGAGGCTGAATTTTTACTAAGAACAGGTTTGGTTTCGTTAGGATCGCCATCACTTAGGTTTGTTGATACTAAGAATGGAAAGAATAGGTCGGTACCTATCTCATCTAATTTGTTTGATGAAATTAAATCAGTCTGTAATGGTCCGTCTAAGCGAATGCTTTTTAACACTTGTCGTAGTGCTTTTAAGTATGCGGTTAATAAAAGTGGTTTAGAGCTGCTAGAAGGCCAAATGACTCATGTTCTGCGTCATAGCTTTGCTAGTCACTTTATTATGAATGGTGGGGATATAGTGACCTTACAGCGGATTCTTGGACATAGTGATTTACAGATGACTTTGCGTTATGCCCATTTATCGCCTGATTATCTGGCTCAAGTACTGGATTTGAACCCATTAACGAATTGTAGTCACTTGTCGTCAGACTCTAAAATATTGTCTTTTGAAAAGTTAGAAAATCAATCCTAGTATTCATGCGGGTTGTAGGCTGTTATTTTTAGCCGGTGTTCCGGGAAACGTTCTTTAAAAATTTAGAAGTGTAGTCACTATTTTCTTACAGGCATAAAAAAAGCTAGCGGTTGTTAACCTGCCAGCCCTTTTAGAATATGGTAGCTATGGGCAGACTTGAACTGCCGACCCCAGCATTATGAATGCTGTGCTCTAACCAACTGAGCTACATAGCTATACTTAGTGGCTTTCGCCTCTCAAGT